AAAGATCTTATTCATCGCGTTGTAGGCTTTGTCGGCACCAATCTTTGAGGCTAGGCTTGATAGTCCTTTGTCGATGCCAATCATCCCGCGCCCGGTAGCCTCAAGGGTCTTGCCAAGAGCTGTGATTGGCAGGTATGGAATTTGCCGGGCTTTCTGCGTGACCTGCAACACCTTGTCGGCGACGTTTGCACTCTGAGTCGCCTTGGCGAGATCGTCTGACACAGTTGCGATTTCATCGGTGAATCCACCCAATCTCGTCGCCGCTTCCTGCCCAGTTGTCCGAAATTGATTTGCGATCCGCAGTGCATTGTTCGCCCGGTCAACAAGCCCAGCCTGCGACAACCGTTGCGCCATGCTCTCAGCAAAGACTGCTTTCTTTTCCGCTGCCTGAGTCGCGACCTGCAACCCAGATGCTTGGCGTTGGAGCGCCGCAAGTTGCTTTGTCTTGTCGAGCACCTGTGCCGCCTTGAGATCGGCTTGAAGAAGGCTTCTTGAGATCGGCTTGAATGCTGCACCCAGCCCTTTCCCGGCGACACCGAATGCAACCTTGCCAGTCATCGCTGCTGGTCCGTATGGGCTAAACATTGCTGCGAATTGCCCGGCGGACTCACCTCGCCGCTCGATTTCCTTTGTCCTCTCCTCGCCAACCGTCTGGATATTTTGCTCTCTGGCTTCACCGACACCTAACTCAGCGCCGACCATCTCGCCCAATCCATCGATGACGTCTGCGGCCTTGGCGTTTTTGATTTCGTAGTCCAGCTTCTCAAATCTTTGATTGAGTGACGCGAGCGCTAAATCTTCTTCTGCCTCAGTGTCAGACAGTGCTTTGATCAAGCCTGATCCTACAATTTCGGATAGTCCCATTGGGAGCGCCGCACCAGCTTTTACGAACCCACCAATCGTTGATTGAAGTTGAAGGTCGAACGCAGCTTTATCCTTAGGGGTCATTGACGTTGTGTCATACCCAACGAGATCCATTAGGCCAGCGCCGCCTTTTTTCATCTCGTCCACAAAAGTTCCAAAAACTTGGCCCCATGACAGTTCTCGTCCTGATCCATCGAGGTCGAGTTCTTTTGCCTTTAGGTATAATGGCAGATTCTCCTCCTCGAGCAGGTCCGCAGGATTTGCCATCATGGCCTTTCCCGTGTCGTTCAAGGTGTAGTCGTCATTGAGCGCCCCGGCTTTCTTCAGAGCGATAGCCATCTGACCACTCTGAGTTGACCTGCCATCAGGTGTGGCATAGCCAATGTCAATCAGGTCTTCCGCCGAAGTGATCTTCGGGAACAGTTGGTTGTCATACAGCGGGCTTGCGTTCGCTGTGTATGTCGGAACCTGATAGTCTTCTGGAAGTTCCTGCAACTCCTCGGGGGTCATGGACTTAGTGACCATGCCGAGGGAGTGTGTCCCGAGTGCCTGTCTGAGCGCGGCTTTTTGATTTGGGGTCATTAACGAAGTCCGAATTCTTTGTTTAGATTTAAGAGGGATGCCTCAAGACTTCCGGCAGGAGCTTGCGGTTGCGCCTGTTGCGCTGGAACCCTTGAGGATGCCTTTTCCAATTTCTTGAAATACTCAACCTCATCGCGGAACACTGGCAGCGGGTCAGGGCTATTGAGAATCTCGTTAGCCTTTGTGGTCTGACGTTTTGCCCCGGGTGATGCTGGCATCGTCTCGAAGATGCTTTCGTCCGCACCCAGCTTCTTGCCTGCGAGAATTGCTGCGTTGGCGGCCTGCATCAACGACTTCTGAGCAGACTTCCAATCCTGACTCACGCTGAGATCGCTGACGGCTGCTTGAAGAGCTGATGTTTCACGCTCAGACATCGACGCTGCGGTTCCGCTCTGCTCTTTAATTTCGCGCATTGCCTGAACAAGGTTTTGTCCCTTGATGTTCTCAAACAATGCATAAACGCCACCTTCCGTTCGAGCGAGTTTGGCAAGTTCTTCTGCTGGCTTAGATTCTCCGAAGACTTTGTATCCTTCTGGGTGGTTGGCAAGACGTTGGATTACATCGTATCGTTCGAGAATCTTGTAGATACCTGCGCGATCTCTGACGCGAACCTTCGCCTTGTTGAGCGTTGCGATATTCCGCCTGTTGTATTCATCCTCAGACATAATCTGCGGACCCTTCGTTTCAGGTTGCATCAACAACTGCTGCTTCATCTCCTCGACCACATCCTGTGACGGTGCCGTATTGGGATCCTGATACGCTTGGGTGACTGCGGACTCATACAGTTTTGCCTTCCTTGGCGAAAGCTGGGTGAGTTTCGTGTATTCCTCGTTCGCTTGCGCATTTGCAGCGGCGACAGACTCTTGGGCCATGACTCCCTGCCTTGCACTTTCTTGAGGGGGTTGTGGTGGCGCAGTGCGTAATGCCATGGACGGCTCAGTGGCTGATGCATTTTGAGGGACATTCTGAGCCATTGCCCTTCCTTGTCCTTCATCGACAATTCGCCCAACCGTCGCACGCTGCTCTGGAGTTCCGACAGGTTCCACCATCGATGTTGGTGGCATGGTGTCGATCTCTGGAAGGACTCCATACCCACCGATCGCTTGTTCAATTGCATTGAGGTCAATGCCTTGATACTCTGGCTTCGCCAATGGTTTGCCTTGGCTATCTAGCAAGTTTCCACCTTCATCGATCAGATTCCCGCCTTTTGTCTTGGTGAATCTTGAGATGTTTCCTCCCTCGTCTTCCACAATCTGAACCAATGGGTTCCCCTTTGCATCCATCACTGGCTTGAATCCTTCCGCTGCTTTAGACACCAAAGATGCCAAGTCGTTACTGTATGCCTTGATGGTCGTGTCCATCTGAGGGGAACCACTAACGATTGCCTGCGTGATACCACCAGTGATCTGATTGACCCTGTCAGATGGGACTCCCAGTTCTTGCGCCTTGGCGATGTATTCCTGCAACTGCAAAAGATCTGCTCCCGCTTGCCCGGGGATTGGCATTTGAGATGGGAATGCCGGGTAATCCATCGCTTGCCCGGGTTGCGAAACGCCACCTTGCGGTTGCGGTCTACCAAATCCACCACCCAAGTAGTCTGGCATCTTGCCAAGCTGTGCTTCTTGGACTGCCACAGCTCTTGTGCTTGTGTTCTGCTTGAGCAGGTCTTGGATGCTTGCGCCGAGTTGCCCTCGAACATCGACGGGAGTGTTCTCGTCCTTGAGGTTTGTGATCAGGCTGTCGTAGTAAGGTGCTTGGACAGGATCCATGATCTTCGCCGCCTCAGCGATCTTGATCCCCATCGTCGCCATGTTCTTGCTTTCCTTCTGCTTCTTGAAGTAATCGGTGGCCTGCGAGATGCCCTGACCAATCGCCTGCATGGGCAAGCCAGATGCCTCCACCACACCAGAGTAATCTGGTTGCTGATATCCCGTGAATCCAATGTTCCCTGCTGTAAGTGCCATGAGTAAGTATTGTGTTAAATTAGACAATGGTAGCTTTAGGGATAGCTCCGAAAATAGAAGGCATTCCTTGGCGCAAACCCATGCCAGCGGACGTTCCCAATCCGCTCATCATGCCCCCAAATCCACCGCTTCCAAGGCCAAGCCCGGCAGACAGTCCTCCGGTGAATGGTGCGGCGGCGAGGCCAAGACCCGCTGTTGCAAGGCCCATCATTTGAGCGCGTCGTTGTTGGTCGGCTTGATATTGCGCCATTGCTTGTCGATCTAAGGCGCTTGCGCGTTGCCCGGCAAAGCCAAGTGGAGCATTGTAATCGAACTGACCGGATGATGCTGGTCCCATCGACATTGCTGTGGCGAGATTCTGTTGTCCTGCACCGTAGGAGAGTGGTGCGCTTGATAGCGCCTGCAAGCCGGGTTGGGTGTAAAATCCGCCTGCCATTTCGTAGCTTCTTGCGCCTGCTCGCGCCGCCTCTTCACGCTTGCTGCCAAGCACTCCCTCGCGCCCCATGATCTCTGCCGCGAGTCCCGCATTGCCACCGAGTCTGCCTGCCGCCTGAGCGCCTTCCCGGGCAGTCTGCTCATACATGCGCTGTTCTTGTGGCGTGACTCCCTGTGCCGACGCTCTGGCACGTTCAGCTTCCTGCGCTGATGCCCTGACCGCTGCGGCTTGCTCTGGTGAAATCGACTCCATCAGTCCCCGGGTGAGACCTGCCTGCCCGGTCATCTGCCCAAGCTCTCTAGCGCGAAGTTCAGCAATTGTCTGCCCTGCGACTTTGCCTGCGGATTTCTGGAGTTTGTTAAACCCGGGCTGTCCATCAGCACCCTTTAGAAATTGACTGCTTTGTCCAAGCATCTGTGCCATGAGGCCGGGACCAAGCTGAGACTGAAGCTCCATGAATTTAGGAACCTCGCTGCCATAGTAGCTGAGGAGTTGACTAGATTGGCCTCCAGCAAGTGCCAGTGGGTCTTGTGGTTTTGGAACTTTAGGTGCGCTTCCCATGGGAGTGTGTTATTTGAGTCTTGAGCAGAATGAGTCCATTGGATGGACCCTCACTTGAGGAGAACCTTTGAATTCTCGTCGAAATGCGATGTATTGAAAGTCATGGCGGAATTTTTCGAGAGCCTTTCGCATGTCACCAGAGTGCATGGTGACAAAAAGTGTGTCGGAGTGGTGAATCTCACACGCCGTTTCGACGTCTTCCGAGTTAGAGTAGAACCCCAAACAGAAACTGTCGATATCGGAAACGACCACACCAAAGCATAGATGCCAGTAAAGAAGCTTGTGAAAATCGATCTGATTGCGTTCATATATTTTAATTACTTCTCCTAAGTTTTTATTCATTAGGAGTAGTGGTTAACTCATCCAACAAGGATAACTCCAACAATTGCCTTATTCACCAGTTGTGAAATATTCTCTGGATTGTAGAACGCGATTCGGAAATTCGATGTCGATTGACTTATCACATAACCAACTGCAATTTCTGTCCCTGCGGTTTCGGTCGAACACGAAATAGAAATCGCGTAATCCCCAGTCAACATATTCTCGTCGATGGAAAACGTATAGTTCCCAACACTGTTCCTTGTAACTCCAGTAATGTTTCCACTATTGATTAGAGTGTTAGTCACGCCATTGTAAATCGCCCATGCCCTAACTCCGAAAACAGGAGCTAACCCGGTTTGCGCTCCACTTAACTTTCCACCAGTGACACTAGCATTGGCGATTTTGCCAGTGGTAACTCCAAGATCGGCAATCTTCCCGGTGGTGACTCCAAGATCGGCAATCTTCCCTGTGGTCACGTTCAAATCTGAGATCTTCGCAGTGACGACGCTATTGCCAGCCAACTCGTTGGATGTGATTCCGCCAGCTTTCACTAGCAGTTTATCGCTAGCCAAATCGAGCGTTCCATTGAAGATGGCATCTGACGTCATCTTGCTCTGGGCGATGATGTTATTCATCTTCGCGCTAGTGATTGTGTCAGTCGCTGTGAAACTGTATGTTGTAGCAATTGCGCCCATATTATCTTTGAGAAATGATTTGTCTATTAGTGACTGATCCAGAAACAGTAACAGAATTGATCTTTGGAGAACCAATGGTCCTAGTCAAGATCATCGTCCCGGTGGAACCGCGGATCCCTCCGAGTCTGCACCGGATGCTCGCAGTCTCTGCCTCGTTGGGAGTGCTCGGAGTTAGAATTTCTCCGAGGAATGTTGTTGTCGTGCCGATTGACTGGGCCGCATCTGGGTCTTCCGCTGCGAATGAGATGTCATACTCACCGCTCTGTCCAGCAATTGTCTGCATGTTCACCTGCGCGTCGGTGAACCTCTTGCGTTCTAGTGTCTCGAAATCGTATCCGCGCGTCGTTAACGATGCAATGACGCTCGGTGATACGACAGAATTGGAGTTGTCCACATTGAGCGTGTCGTTGGAGCTTTCAAATGCCTCAAGTTGGTGCAATCCGCCGTTGGACGTCACCGCATAGATGTTATTCCGCACCCCTGCGCTGCCAATCACGAAGTCCTCGATCAGAAAGCGAGAGTCGCCGAAGGTGTCGAGTGACTCCCAGCCCTTGTTCAAGAAATTGAAGACCAAGATCGCGTTGTTGCCATACGAATCGTTGGCTCCGGGGGAAGAATCCAACGGGACGGCAAGGTAATACCTGTTCTCATGCAGGACGGCGACCGACTTGTCGGCGAAATTCTTGTTCAGCCTGTCGATGTATGGCTGGATGTTCTTCGATAGTGGTTCATCGACCCCTCGCAGGTTGTAGTCGTTGAGGAATTCGACCCCATACACACCATCGTCGGACAGGAAGAGCATCACGTTGCCCTTCATCACCACTGACTTCCTCGCCAAGCACCCAACCTCGGATGTTAGCTCGGTCACCTTTGTGTCGGACAGACTCCCCAACGTGCCAGAAATTAAATGCAGACTGTTGCGGTTCAGAACCACTAACTGGTCCTCGTAGAACCCGTGCATGGCGACCACGTAGTCGGCAGTGCCACCGCTGACTCGGAATTGGTTGGCAATCCGGTCGAAGGTTGTCGTGTCGAGAATGTCAGAGACCGCGATCTCGTCAGTGATCTTTCGGGTAGTGTATGTTGGAAGACTAAATGTTCCGGCACCGTCATAGTAATACGGCACCCACAGACGACGTTGAAAATGAATTCCCCAAGGCGCACCCGGTTGGTGCATGAATCCGCCGCCGACGCTGAATCTGCCTCCGATTTCGATCTGCTGGTTGGCCGCACCTGTTGCAGTTGTGACATACGCATTCACCACCTCATACAATCCGGCAGCACCTGCGAGGTTGTAGAGCAGACGCTTATTGATGTCGTCCTTTGTCGCGAATGCGCTTGTTGTGGTATATGGCCCAACTCCGCCAGTCAGGGTGTAGGAAAACTGATTTGCGTCAATCCGAGTGATCGTGAACACTCCGTTGGGAGTCGTCCCACTAGTGAACACGATTCCATCAATCGTCACCAAATCGCTTGTCGCGAATCCATGCCCAGCAGATGTGATAGTCACTGTGCTCCCTGCGATTACTGCCGAGGTGATATTCGCTGCCTGACGAATCGTTTGGAACAACCCGTTTGGATTAGTCCCAGTCGTGTATGTCACAGCGTTTACGTTGATCACATCACCGATAGGAATGCCATGAGCTGTGTCAGTGAATAGTTTGACGATGCTGCTTGCCTGAGTGGCCGCAGTGATTTCCCTGAGGATAATGCTGGGGGCAGGCGCATAAAACTGGATCTGGGTGGTTGTGGCGCTCGTTACTTGAAATTCTTTGCCCACCAGTGGGGCTAATTCTGGGATGGTGTTCTCGTAAACAATGATAACATCGCCCGCGCTTACTGTGACGTTACCGTCCACCGTGATTGTGACAAGCCCACCATCCACTGAAACTCTACCACCGTGTGCGTCAAATACTTGGGGCTGTGTATAGGCTCCACCGGGGGACAGAGTAAACCCGTCGGTCATTGTCGCTTCTGCCACCCCGAATGCCACAGTCTGACTGGTGCCACTGACATAGGTGAATGTGTCTGCGTTGATTACTGAAGCCACCGTGAATGTCCCATTGGGTGGTGTCCCGCCCGTCAATCCAGCGATCACGATCGCTGCCCCACTAGTCAGTCCGTGATTTTTCACGCTCATCGTAACGGTGGTGGTTCCTGACTGCGATGCTGCAAAAACCGGGCGACCATTGGGATACCACTCGAAAGCCTGCTTCCCATCGCGGAATAGCATGACCTTGTCAAAGACTTGGATCATGTCGGTGTCCTCGCCGAGTGCTTGCCCGATTGGATAGGCAATGTCAGTGATGCCATACCCGTCCAAGTCGATCTTCTTTGCGACGGTGTCGAGCGCCACAATCACGAATTCCTTGTTCGATTGATTCGGGTCGCTGAACAGGCACGATGCTCTCACGTTTGCCGAGGCAAAATCGTCGATTGGCATCTGGGAGAGAAATCCATTGACGTCTGACACCGAGGTCACGCCGGGTACCGTATACTGCAACGTGTTCGCGTCAACGTAGGTCAATTCGTAACTACCATTCACAGCGGCATCCAGATCTGTGATCTTCGCCCATCCGCTCGAACCAACCTCAAAACCATGACTGTTCACTGCGATGCGGATCACGCCAGTCGATGGCACCGTCACGCCTGAGATCGCCTTTGTGGAATTAATCAGGTAGAACGGGAGCTTCAACGGCTTGCTCGCGGTCGTCAGCGCACCAGTCTTGCTGGCAACGCTCTTGCGAGGTTTCCAATATCCTTCCATGCGCCCGTTGATCGACTCGCGCACTTCACCGGGCTGAAGCTCGTTGATTTGCAGACGCTGATTGACGCCAATGAACGACTTATCGCCATCGGTGGCAATCGCATCGCTCATTCCTGACCCAAATTGAGACATTATTCGTAGTATGCGATGACGACGCCGGAGGTGACTTGGATGAAGCTGAATTTGCCACCAATTCCTAGACCCGCTGGAAGCGTTATAATCAGAAGATTGTTCGGTCCCTGACCTGTGGCATCATTAAGGTTTGGTGAACTAAGACTTTGAAGAACTGTGTCTGTCACCACTTGGATCCACCGGAAATTGCCACTGGCATTTTCGCCAGCCGCAATCACGACCCCGCCTTGTTGACCCTGTAACTGATATGAATCTCCTCTTGCCATACGGAGGCAATAGCGAAAATCGGGGGGAACGTCAACCTGCTGGCAAGCACAGTCAGTGACGTTGGGAAAATGGAGGCACGGGTCGGATTTGAACCGACGATCTCGACGTTATGAGCGTAGCGACTTCACCTGACTTGTCCACCGTGCGATTGGGACTCGGTCTTTCCCGAGTGTCACCCCGCTTCTGCCGGAGGTTGGCGTTTTCGTTAGAGTCCAGCGTTTGCCAAGACATCGCTGGATGCCTTCGAGAGCACCAGTGCTCGCAGTTCCTTGCGGGAAACTCCGATCTCGGAGTCGCCAATAAGCTCAGCGAGCTTCGTAGGAGTTACTTTGATGAGAACCGCTTCGCGTGCGCGAGATTTACGGGTCTTGGTGCCTGTGTTTAAACTTTCATCTTGGTTTGACATGGTTGGTTTGGTTTGTCCGGCGGAATTACCGTCGGCGAAATGTCGATTGTTGGCGGCAATGCTGCAACTTAAAATGAGAGGCGTAACTAGCACACTAATGTGCGCCCCGCCACACAGATGGAACCGAGAAAAACATCTGGGCGGCAGGACGCTGACCTAGCTAGGGCTGAGGACGGTTTACCCGGGTCCGAGGACGACGTCAAGCTCCCTCGCTGACGGCAAAATCAGGAAAAATCATTTTTCTGAAGATTTTGCTATGCAAACCTGATCGATTGGGTATCTTCGCTTCAGTCAGCCGACGCTGACTCGAACAAAACAAACCATGAACGCACCTACCACACGCCGCGACTACATCGCGATCATCAACAACGAAGAGCGCCACCCCATTGAACTGCGTGCCAAGGATGCCGCAGATGCCAGAAAGCAAGCCCGGCGCGAAATGACCCAAGTGCGTGGCTGGTGCAAATATGACGGTAAGCTCTCCATCAAAGTACGCCTCGCATAATAACCACACCGGGGTCCGATCCCCCGGTAATCTCAACACACACACTGCCATGCAAAAAACAATCACCATCAACGGCATCAAGCTCACCGCATTTGCCATCCGTAATGCCGAGCAAACTCCCGCAACAGGCGGACACCTTATTGCCTCCACCAAGGTCGGCGAGGTCCATTGGATCGACTGGAACGGCGAGGTCCATGTCCTCAACGCCGGAGCCATCCGCCGTGACGCAGCATTTGGCGCAAAGGTTGCATTTCTTTTCTGATTACCATTATGAGAAAACCAACCATCTGGGATGTGCTCCAAGCACGCCTCGGCCGCAATCCCACCAACGCCGAATGCCGGGCCGAATGCCTGCGCATCTTGGCAGAAGCCCGAAACGAAAAAAACAAACCATGATTAAAAACGAAGCAGCAGTCGCACTCGGCAAGCTGTCTCACTCGAGACAGTCAGAAGCCCAGTCAGAAGCATCCCGCCGCAATGGCAAGGCGGGCGGGAGACCACGCACAAAAGCTCCCTACTCCCCGGCACAGTCAATCACTCAGGTCAATCGCTCAATCAAGCACCTCGGTGTCGAGTTGGTCCGAGGAGATGGGTATTTCTATTTTTGGTCGCTGGATCCCCAGTTTGCCCAGATCGGCGATTCCGTCATGCGCCCATACCTCAATCAGGCCGGGCTTGCCCGGTGGGTCAGCGATGCTGAATATGCCGTGCAACAACACCGAGAGGAGTTAAGTGATGAAAATGATTGATCGTAACCCTGATATTGATCTCGACAATCAGGCTATTCCTGAGGGATATTACCTGCACCAAGGTCAGTTTCTGCAAATGAGCGCCCGGGCTGCCAAAATCCCATTCGGAGTGGCATCCCGGGGCAATCAACACAACCGCAAAACGACTTTTGGACTGATAATTCGCGAAGAGCACGAAGCACTCATGCTTCAGGCGCTTGAACAAAAGAAACTGAACACAATCCAGAACACAAAGAAACCGAAACTATGAGCATTAAAATCACATTCGATCCGCCAGTCTACAACGGCTGGAAACTCGAGCACTACCCATCAAACGAGAAGCCATTCTGCGCCCGCAAAGGGCATGATTTCGCTTCGGCCGAGACATTGTCGGCTCTGCAAGGCGAAATCCACCGGGCAGAGTCGGAGCTTCTCCATTTCGATCCGCCGATCAAGGCGATGTGGAAGGACAACGTGACATGGAAACCCGTCGAATTTCATGCCATGCGAGATGGCAGAATCTTCTTTCGAGACGAACGAGGCGAAGCTCACTCGGAATACATCAGCAACCTCTCAAGCTCGCACGTCAGCGATAAATTCCGACTCATCAACGACGAGTATCACGACCTTGCAAAGCAAGTAGATGCTGCCGCAAAGGCCAATCAAAAAGCATACGACAAGGTGGTGACGCTCAAGCGCCGATTTGCCAAGGTCACGCCAGAATTGTTCGAGAGCGCCAAGGTCGTCGCCGGAAAGGAGATCGCATGAACGACGAATCACTAATGCCAGAACGGGATGAAATATGGGCAAAGCACGATGGATTAACACCCGCGCTTGCCGCTGAAATGCTGGCATTTGCTGGCAAGATGGAAATGGAGCGCAACAAAGCCAGCACCCAACACGATCTTGCGTGCATCGTGCTCGGCATCACGACCGAACACGACGACGGTGGCGAGACGCTCCTTGATGCCGTGAGAGCACTGCTCAAGGACCGAAACGAGTGGAAAGAAGAGGCTGAACTCAGGGAGAAGAAGGTGGACGTATGGGAGCGCGAAGTTGATCTCCTCAGAGAGCAACTAAAAGAGGACGAGAGATGCCTCGAGAACAACATCGAAATATTTGTCGATCTCAAAGAAACGATCAACAAGGCCGAGGACCAACTCGCCAGCGAGCGAAAACTCGCAGACCAACTCGCTGCCATCATCCAGCTAGATCGAGACGGGTGGGGCGGAATGCTGACCGAACCCCGATGTTCCTGTGAAGACTGCGAATACCTGCGGGTGCTCGATGCCGCACTCGATGCTTGGAAGGAGGCACGCAAATGAATGTAATAATATTTATATTAGCTTGGATATTAATAGCCTTGATTACAGCCGCACTGTGGCACACGCTGTTCCGCGACGACGACGACAACTACCCAGAACCATGAACGAACTAGAAAAACTGATCGCAGACTTCAAAGTCACCCTCGACAAATTCGAGGCAATCGCCTCGCGCATGGAGGCACGCATCGCACAGCTCGACCCGGTGGATCCGCTCGCAACCCTACCCCCATTCCCACCCGTTCCTGAGGGATACTCCCGGTGGGTGTATCGCGGAAAAGGATGGAAGTCGGAGACGAAAGTTCAATTCGCTGCCATGGGGCGCTACAATTGGGTCACGCAACCATTCGGTCGCACAAGCGGATACAACACATCCCACTACATTGAGGCCGTCAAAGACGAGTCTGTTGCGCCGGAAGGACTGCTACCCTACCCGCCTGTTCCTGAGGGATACTCCCGGTGGGAATACCGGGGCAAGGGGTGGAAGTCGGACAGGCGCATCCGTTTCGCGTCCTATGGACGATTCGACACCGACTGGGTCACGTTCCCTTTCGGCTGCACCGTTGGCTATGAAACCACCCACTACATTGAAGCCGTGAAAGACCCCGGCTAACCCGCAGCCAATCTAAGAAGCCTCACCCTGACCCGGTGGGGCTTTTTTGTGTCCATCCATATGGAAACCATACTGAAACCCTATGGTAACCCTATGCGGGCCTACAATAACCATATGGAAACCATACGCCACCAGCAGGCGACAATCGGCCCACTTATTCATTTTTTAAAGGGCAGGGGTATGGTTCCCCCTTTTTCCCGGGCCGCAGGTTTCGACCCCCTCCCCCCCGTCGCTGGGTTCAGACTTGTTACAATACAGCTAATGCGGAGTCGATGTTCCACGCTGTGGCCCTTATTCCATCAGTGTTCCACGGTGCTGGTGTCTAGCAGATGTGGTAATTCACTTGTGGATTCGCGAGTCGGCACGGTGGCACCACTACATATGGTGGTCGTCGAAAAGCCATCGACCGATTCAAACGAGCGTTTGAAATCTTCTCTTGAAAAGGGGGAACT